GTCCCTTATTTCTATAAATAGCTTAAAATCAGAATATAATGTGGAGCATGCGAGAACAATTTTAGATATTTTTATAGTTTAATATATACCAATATCTGCGTTGTACATACTTGACGTCACTTTTTTTAATTTATTTGAAATTAATAGACCTCTTTATATAGTCCCTGTTTTAGTCCCCGTTTTTAATATCGGGGACTATATTTATTGCAAAGATAAAGAAAAAAATTAGATTAAAAACAAGGAAACAACCTAAATGCACAACGATATCACCCTTGCCAACACGACAAAGGGTATCAGTCTATAAATGAACCTCTCTATACGTTCCATCGCATCACAGCAAGTAAACGGCAGAAATACCAGTGAGGCACATCATCAGCCTGCTCAAGCAATATGTTCAACTTATCTTCTTCCATATTCTGTTAACATAAAAAAAGCGGTAAAACCCGTTGGGAATTACCGCTTAATGCTAAATAGTTACTTTATTTTGCGTTTTTGAATATTTAATTTTATCTTTGCGCCATGAAGATAGCCCTTGATACATTGAAAGGCTACGTTGACCGTAGCTCACTAGTGTAGATGTATGGGGGTTATCTTTTTTCGCACCTTTAGATTGCAGAACAAAACTACAATTCGAAAAAATTATTTATCAATCTTTTTCATTTCCTTTGCTGTCATTTTAAGAGCTTTTTTAATTATAGGCAATTCTTTTTCTTGTGGCAACTGTTCAGGTTTGCGCCCGGTATTTTGTTCTACTATATTTCGGACTTGTCTTCCAACAGTATAGTGTGTTTGTTCTAAATTAGCTTGTCCAGATATTTGTTTACTCTTTATAAGCTCTTCGGTTTGGGTAACACGGAATAGATTGGCAGCAAGTTCGGTACGGCTCATTCTGTCAAATAGCTTTCCTTTTTTAACGCCACGTTTCTTTTCAAGCTTCCACGATTCCATATTATACATACCCAGATAACCTGCATTTTGAAACTTTGCATAATCAGTAACATTTGCGGCTTTTGCCGTTGAAGCGAGAGATTTGTTTCCATCTGCAAGTTCTTCACGTATTAGCACGCGGTCTATTTCCTGATTGTTTTCAATGTATAATTCAAATTTTCGTGTTTGCTGTGCGAAATAAGCTTGCGCCAATGCTACTTCTGGCTTCTTTGGATCGCCATTCATAGCAGCAAGATAACACGCAAAACGTGTAAGTTTGAAGTCTTGGAACTCAACACCATTATTATTGCGTTTCACAGCTATTATATTTTCATAATGAGGAATGTTGAGCGAAACAAAAGCCTTTGTTGCGCGGTCAAGAACTTTACAAAATGCTTTCATATCATTATATCCAAGCATAACCATTACTTCTGAGGCCCACCAATAAACGATGCCGTTTTGGTTTTTAAAGTCTTCAAAAGAAAGAATCGCATTGTTGTTTTCTTGTTCCATTTCCATCTATAATTTAAAATTCGGCTCAAAGATAGAATAAAGTATTTGTTATTCCAATATATATCTATAATTAAGATATATAATTTTATTGGATTTATGTATATAATTTCACGACTATTTTGTAAAAACGGTAATTCCAACAAGTCAAAGAACGCTTCTGTTCGATTATTATTTTTCCAGTCCCTTTCTGCAATGTTCACATAAAAATTTCTTCGCTACCGGAAACATCTTCTGCCCCACATATCCGCTAAGATACTGCGCTTCCTCACCATAGGGATCAATCCCGAAAGCCTTGGAGATATGCCGGCACAAATGACCTTTTTCGTGGTCCCACGAATTTTGAAACTCTTCGGGAGTGGAGGTTAGTGAGATAACCATTACTGTTTCTCTTCTCCTGTAGTCCGAATAGGTTAGACCGGTATTCATTCTGCCTTCAGTCAGATTGCGATACGCACGCTTGAGGGAATCCCCCCTGCATCCTATACGGTACAGGTCCATAATGATCCGATCCGCCCAATAGGTGTGTACCGCATAATACACTTTGACGTGCCAGTCCCCATATTTTGGTATGTAGAACTCCTGAACAATCATATCACATCCGACCAGATTACAGGAATCCCTTTACCTATACAGGTGGCAAAGAACTCGTCAAACGCCCTGCAAGGATCGCCATCAATATCATCAAGGTAGCACTTTATATGCTTGCACAAATGTGCCTCGTCAACCAATGATTTTTTATAGAAATCCGCTTTCAGCATGTTTGCGACATAAGCAACGTCATAACCCTTGTCGTGCTCGATGGTAATTCCGTTCGCTTTCAGCATATCGTCCACTTCGTCTTTGCTCCACGGCTCCAACTTTTTTTCTTTACCCGTGGTTTCGTCTTTCACTTTCATTTTTGAGACGGCCCATTCATAAAGTTTCTTGCTGAAATGAAAGCCGTATGCTTCCAGATATTCCCTCATGCCAGATGGGAATCTGCTGTATGTATCCAATCTCTGTTCCATAACCTTTGTTTAAAAAGAGGGGCATTCCACCCCTCCACCATTAATAAAACTCACCGTTGGCGCGTCTGCGTCTGCGTTCTCCCATGTCATCCATGCGGGGATATTCAGGGAAATAGCCGGGATATCTGCGTTCTCCCATACCTGATCCTGAATAATTTCTTCCGCCATCACGGAAGCCCATGTCTCCATGAATCTCTCTCATGGCCTTTTCGTAACCGTGGCGGCAGCCTTCCTTGTAGGCTTCTTCCACCTCGTCACCTCTCATACCGAAGCCGCGTCCGTAATCGTCACGCCCTTCTTCTAATATTTCCCACATTCCCATAATCATTTCTTTGTTTTGGATGTTTCAACCACTCCGAGCTGTTCCATAAGCCGTTTGTTCAATTCCATAAGGTCAGACATGTTCTTGCTCATTTCCGCCATTTGCCCTTTCAGAGAGGATATTTCCTGCTCCTGACGTTGTTTCTCGGCAAATTCAGGGTTCAAGAGCGTAAGCATCTTGTCACACCCTGCAATGACGGAATTGTGAAAATCCATGCTGTTGATGATGTCTATGCTTTTCTGTTTCATAGAAGCGACCTCGTTATTCATCGCATCACGTGAGCATGACACTACGATATTGCCGTTCTGTCCGAAGTCGGCTATATCCATGCCGGCAGGAAGATTTTGGAAAGTCGTGTTCTGCCCGTTGATACAGACAACAACATCCACAACCATTTCCATTTGGGGCAACTGTCCCATAGGGGATGCCATAGGATATTTCGGCTTGGGAGCGGAAACGCTGACTACCGGGCCGTATTCGATAAACGGGTTAGCATCCTTATGAAGTATATATAACTGGTTATTGGTACGAAGTGATTGAAACATATTGGTTTGATTTTAAAGGAGTGTGGCTATTTCCATTTGGGAAACCACCACAAAACTCCATGTTAATTATTACTTGCTCCGTAAAGAAGCGGTCTCTGCTGTAGAAGCCGGCGCCGTTGTCGGTCTGTATCCTCCATTAACAAGATACAATTCATTGGTATACTTGTTGTAGTGAATCTCATAGATACCGGTTCCAGCCAAGTTTGCAACAGTCACAGGCTCATTGTTATAAGCCATTAACGGTCTTGTGTCCCCGTTAGTCCCTATCAGTATCGGAAGGGTTGCAGTCGTACCGGCAGGGATCGCCTGACGAAGATTGACATAGAACCCTCCGACATAATCCCTGTTGCGGAACGCATGGTTAGGAAGCTCCAAAGTCACATTCTCAGTACCGACTGTTACAGCCACCGTAGGAAGAGTGTTGTAATTCACTCTGCCAAGGGAGGGAAACGGGAACGGAAATCCTGTAAAAAAGTTAGGCCACATATCTACCTCCTTTCTCACCGGATTAACCCCAGTAGTTATTGCAACCGCATCCGTAACCACCACGGCCATATACAGCATCACCTGCATAAGCACCGTATGCTGCGGCACGATATGTATCCACGTTCACACCTACAATATTAGGGTATTGTACCGGGACAGTGTTAGGTAATTTACATTTTATACCATCAACATCGCTCTGCAATGCCTGCAATCCGGCTGCTAAAGGAGCGATCTGTTGTCCTACCGCACTCAGGATAGTGGCGTTCTGGTTACGCTGAGAGATTTCGGCTGTCAAAGTAGCCTTTTCCGCAGTAAGAGATGCGATCTTGTCCTGCAATGCCTGATTCTGAATAGCGTCAAGTTTGGCAAGGATGGCATTCGTGTTGGCTGTCGCACCATCACGCAATGACAATGTGTTCTGGTTAGCAGTGTTGACTAATGTGTTAGTCTGGTTGCACATCGCAAGCTGGTTCTCGTATCCCTGTGTGGTTACAAGCTGTTTCATGTCGCAGCAACAGCTACAGATCTGAGATGTCAGAGCGTTGTTACCTTGCATGATCGCAGTGAGGATACTGTTGGTGTTCTGGCCCATTTGGTTGCCGAGACCGCAGATAGCCTGTGATACAGAGTTAATACCGGCAAGGATTTGGTCTGATGATGTGTTAACAGCTTGTGCTAATGATGCAATGTCCACACCGTTCCGGTTAAGTGTCTGCATGATCATTTCTCTTCCTTCATCGGCACCCTTATTGTTGTTGCCACCGAATCCAAAGTTTCCGTTACCGAAGATGGCTGCAATCACAATCAATGCAATGATATCCTGAAAACCGCCATTGTTACCAAAGAAACCACCATTGCCGTTACCGTTGCCAAGTAACCCCATCAGATAGCCTGTGTCAATGCCACGGTTTTGCAAAGACGGAAGGATAGAGGCAAGCAGATTATTAGCAGCACCTCCATTACCTGACGGATCTCCAAAAACATAAGTTCGTTCCATAAGTATTTGTATTTTGTATCCGGTCAAAATCGACCGTGCACAAAAGTATATAGATCATAACTCATGGAAAATCAGTTGTTTCCCAACAAATTCTTTATATCGTCCCAATATATTCTCATCATTTTCCCACTCTCCATCCTCTCATGGAAATTAGATATCATGTAGTTAACTGCACGTTTGGTTTTGTGGATATGAGTGGCTATTTGTGAAGGGTACATACCGCTTTCGAAAAGAAAAAATACAAGAAGATACCGGGCATCTACAGTTTCCATATTCTTATCAGATGATAATATTTGGTCTGCAGACACTTCTGTTTCTTTTGAAACAATATTAATTATTTTGGCAAAGATTTCTGACTTGCACATGTTTTTTTTCTAATTTTTATTCTTATCTTTGCCTCACCACATTATAATATAATTTGTGACAAAGCATAGGATACTGCGTTGAAAAAGGCATTAAGCCCCCAACAACGTGCAGTATCTTATGCTGATTATGTTATAATGTGGTAGTTTTAACGTAGTTCGTTGTATGGGGGCTTTTTTTTGATTCTAAGCCCCTGAAAGAATTACTTTTGTTAAATGAGTTTTTCTATTATATGCCACGCTTCTACCTGTGGCATTCTGGTTACTATTTCATCTTGCACCTCCTTTCTGTTGATTACCATATTCTATAACTTATTCCTGCGACAACCGCAGGAGAAAAACCATCCTTACCAAATCCATAACCGGCTGTTATCCCCAGTCCCCATCTTTTAGGTTTTATCTTAACCGTGTGATAGATATCGTTTGTTACTGTCTGTGTTTTAGAGCAAACATAGATACTATCTAGGTTAGGTCTGTAACCACTCACATAAGCGATGTAATCACTATCTCTGTATACCTTCTGCTCGACAGGAAGAATTGTGTCTCCTACATGGATTGTATCACCATCATGCCAGCACAGTACAGGGGAAGGAAGATAATACTTTACCGTATCTCTCTTTACAATAATACTTGTGCTGAATACCGTATCTGCTCTTACCTCTATATCCGTTTCTATGGATGGTCTTGCGAACCATCCTAAACCGAAAACGCACACAATAACGATTATATATATTAACCATTTCATAAGTGTAATACCTGCTTTTTATTATCGGACTGATTATAGGATATATGTACCCAACTGAATCCACTCTCATCAATAAGCTGCCTCCACTCTAAGGAAGAATTTCGAATCATATCAAACAATTTTTTATTGTCCGCCTTATTCCCGGTAGTTATATCTGCCGCACATCCTGACATGTGTTCACTGTTCTTTGCACCTCCCACAGCTTTATTTAATTTAACACAACGAAAGCCGCTATTCACAATAATGGGTTTACCCCACATCTGCCGGATTGGATCAAGAAGATGATTAATTAGATTCTCCATATTCGCTTTCTGAAATGAGTTAGGTACATTCTCTATACCTAACTTTTCTCCTGTATTACTACGGCATAATTCTGCAATTGTAAAATATTTCATTTCTTATCCTCCTTTTTATTTTCGTTGTCAAACAATATCTGAGCCATGATCTTGGCAATATCATCCTTGTTCTCGATAATCACACTCATTGTCTTTTCTGCCTTGCGCAACTCCGCTTTTTCCCATGACTTTTCGCGTACCGATTTAAACTCACAGAAAATACAGTAACCCGTCCAGATCATAGAAAAAACAGGGAAGGGGATAACAACACAGCATAACAGGTCAATGAAGCACAATTCTATGAACGGGGTGAAATACTTCTTCGCTTTGACGGCTGTTTTCTTATACCCCGTGGATGTTCTTGCCTCCCCCCGTTGCTTAGCTTTCATAACTCCAGTAATAAGGTCCACTAACATCGCCCCCATTGTAGCCGCAATACACAAGGCTATAAGCACAATGTGTATTATCATGTGCTCATTTATAAAATTGTAGATTACATCTCTCATTGAAAGTAAGTTTTGAACACATTAATATGATAGATATTCACCTGTCCATAGTTGGCGTCAAATATCTTCTTGATCTCGTAGCCCAATCCATAAGACAATGCTTTCATTCTTCGCCAGTTAATGGAACGCCAGTTCATATTATGTTCCTTTGCCCAACGCTTGATACTGTACCATTCTTTGGATTCATCAAGTTGCTCGGTCTTCTGTTCAAGCTGGTACTGAATCTGTTCTTTTGCCTCCACCTCATCCGCAAGCCGACGCAACGCTTCCGCATATGTTTGAGGAGTTTTAATTTCTTTCAATGATCGTTCCATTGCGTTGAAGGCTGCGATATAGTCCAGCTTGAATTTAAGGGCTTTCTTCCCAGTAAAACCCATCGCCAAAAGAGTAAATCCATCACGGTTCATTACGAACATTGGGTATTCTTGCCTATTTTGTTCATTAACATAAATAGTTTCAACAAACATAGGGTCAGCCGAAGTTTCGGCACACCCCTGTATAAGCTCTCTAATAGCATCTAAGACATGCTTATGTTCTTTTCCAAACTTTTCAGCCACCAATAGGCTGTTAGTTAAAACTTGGTCATTCCGACCTTTAAAAACTAAATCTGTCATATTACCTAATTTTATGTTAACTTTTAATTACCATCAATTACACGTTTTGGATTACCCGATTTTCAACTAACCTTTGTTTTGTATGACAAAAAAAAGAGCCAGCCACGGAAACTAATCCGCAACAAGCTCTTGGTCTTATGAAATTGTATAATGTCCTTTCGTCATAATATAAGTGGCGTGCATCTTCACACGCTCCCCACAAAGATAAATATTGTTTCCCTTATTACAAAAAAAAATAACCGGCAATTAACGCCGGTTATCGTGATAGTATCTTATAGCCTCATTGACATATAATGATACTGATTGCTCCTTATCCAAGATAGCAGCTACATCCTCCTCTATCGTGACAAATATTTTTCTTACACCTCTAACCTTGGGACGTCTTGGCACACCATTGCTGTCCAATATCCTATATATTGTCTGCTCAGACCGCACCCCTGTTTCTTTTATTATCTCTTTAATCGCTATCCCTTGTTTGTATAGGGACAATACCCTAGACTCTTGATCTAGGGTAATAGAACGTCTTCTTGCCATAATTAATATATTAACGCATCCTCTATTCTTGCTGACAACGGTTTTCCCAACTGATCCTTTACATTAGACCGTTCCAGCTCTATACTCAACCCATCCATATCAATTCCTGTTTCTTTAGCAAGATCCATTACTTGTTCCTCATCACGTGCAATAGCGTGATACAATATCGTTGCCTCATGATTTTCATCGTAGATATTATAACTGTTCATAATTATGTTGTTTTTATTGTTATTGATCGGATTAGAACTCAACAAATATCAATGTTTCCATGGAATCTGATTCTTTCACCCACATGTGATTATGTCCGAAACCGTATTTAAAATAGAGCTTTAAATATGGATATATTACGCATAACGAGTTCATGCAGCCTCTTAATTCATCTTCTGTAATACAGGAAGTTATTTCGTTAAGAATCTTAACGAAAAGATTCATACTTTCAGGCTCACAGTTCATTAGTGGTTTTTCTATTATCGCTTTCATAATCTTCTATTGTCTTTTAATTATTCATTGTTTTATTATCACAATGCAAATATACTACATTGTGATGTAATAGCAAAACAAATCACAATATATTTTCTTGCATTGTGTAATATTTAACATTTAGATAAAAAAAGAACAGCCGCCAGCAAAAAGCACAGCAGCCGTTCAATCCACGTCCTACTCTCTATCCCATTCTCCCGAGAAGACAATAGCAAAGATATCAATTCTAAAACGAAATACAAAAAGAAAACTATATTAATTAGTTATGGAGAGCCAATTTTGAAACAAAAACCAATCTTCTTAAAAAATTGCCATTAATGCAATATTTTTTACTTGCAGGACAAATGAAGAGAATTAATAATATGGCAAATCAAACGGTTTTGTATTTTTATTGACAAATGAAAATAGAGATGGACCGAAGTCTGAAAAACAAGTATAAAACAGATAGCCTCTATAGATTTCTACTGCCTGAGGTATTTTTCCGAGTATTTTTGAGATTTTATTTGATTTTGTTTTACATTCCTGCGCTTAGAATATATTTGGTTAGCCCTTGTCAGATCCTTGATGATTGTTTCATCAAACACTTCCGAATATATCTCTGTAGTCTTGACCGATGTATGCCCCAAGAGTTTTTGGACGGTGGTTATCGGAACGCCTTGGTGAACCAAGAGAGTGGCACAAGTGTGTCTGCTTGTGTGGTAGGTGAACTTCTTGCCGATATGCGCCATTCTTCCCAGTTTCTGCAATGTTCGGTTGGTGTCGGAATTGCAGCCTAATGCAGCCAGTTGTTCGATGCTGTCGTACTTCCGCATTATGCCCAGTGCCTTTCCGTTAAATAATAGATATAGCGGGATATTAAGTTTCACGCCTGTTTTGACGCTGTTTAGGACCAACCATTCCTTTCCGTCAACTGTTACGAGATTCTTACAGGTAAGTTGTTTAAAATCGGAGAATCTCAATCCGCAATAGCAGCAGAAGAGAAATGCGTCCAGTATGTGCCGGCTGTTGTTCTTCCTGTCCGGCAGTTTAAGTCTTTCTAGCTTTTCCAAGTCGGCGGGCATCAGGAAGTTATGTTCCTTCTTCTCCCTCTTGATCTTGAATTTACGGAAAGGATATGCCTCCTGTAATATATAGCCTTCATTAATCGCCTCATTCACCAAGGTACGAAGTATTCTCATGTGTTTCCCTACCGTGTTTACTTTCAATCCCTTGTTACGCAAGAATGCGTCAAACTCCTTTAGAAACGTATAATTGATGTCCGTGAACTCTATCACGTTCCGAAATTCCTTCAATGTGGCTACTGTGCCCAGCATGTTATCCTTGGTTCCTGGTTTCCTATCGGAATTCACTATAACCTGTTGGGCGAACTTAAGAAACGAAACCACGGGTTTTACCCCCTTCCTTACAGCTTCCTTCAATGTGGATAAGTTAGATTCAAGACCTCTCTTCCAATAGCTTAACTCTATAGCCTGTAATTCCAATATATGCTCATATAGCATTGCATTAAGTTCTTGCGACTGCGGATGGTTGATTACTTGGGCACCATCCTTACTCCAACATTCCGGCTTTAGATAGACATTGGTTTTAAAGTATACCTTCCTCTGATTCAGATAGGCTTCTATTTGTACAAGGGCTGTCCCCTGTCGGTTTAACTTGTTTTGCCGGTTATAAACTAAACGATATCTGATCTTCTCTAACATACTCAACTTTTTGTTTTTAAAGTTAAAAAAATTCTTCTGCATTTACAAAATAAACCACAAAAATTGTTCTGGGGGGACTGATAGGGATAAATCAAATGTTAGGGGATAAAGGATCTCCAACCTCATTTGCATCAGCAACTGAGGTTGGATATTATACTATTGATGACAGATTAACTGGCGGAGATACTCCTAACGGTCATAGGGCATGGGGAGGATTATTGGTTTTTGGGTCTCTGTTTATAACTCAAATATACATTCCGATGAATGATAATGTTTTTTATATAAGACAAAAATTAGGAGATAATTGGGGAAAATGGGCAAAATACGAAGGCGCTTTTGTATAGAAATTATAACTTAAGATCTTACATTTTGTACTTCTGGGGGGACTGATAGGGATAAATGATACATGGTACAGAAAGAGATCTGATAGTATTACTGATTTTAATGAAGCTAATAAAACTGGATATATACTTCTCCAACATGTCCAATCAATGGATAATAAACCAAATACACCAAGTAATTATGGATATTTGGATACTATTTTTGTTAAAGATGGCTACATCAGGCAGACTTATACAGATTTGCAGAGCAGATTTTTTGTTCGATCATCTAATAACGGGATTTGGACTAATTGGGAACAAATGCAGACAACATAGTATTAAAAATAAGCTAGATTTTAATGAGATAAAACGGATGGGTGCCGGTCCACACCCGTCCGCTCCTCATGTTACTAAAGAATTATAGTATTTCTAGACTTTCAGCATCATCCAGATTCTCATCAACTATATTCATGGATAAAGACAGGTCAACCCCAGTAGTATCCAAAAACAAAGCACTTACACGAAATGAAGCTGTGTTTGTCTTACTCCGAACGAAGAGATGATCATTTTTTCGTTTGAACTCTATTTCAGAAATTATACTACCGTTGACTTTCCTTATGATATAGGAGTTACCAGTCTTACTATTAATAAAGAACAGACCTGTAGAACCACCCCAATATACATACAATATCATACCGATATAGGCGTTAGATGAACTCGCTAGGCGAACGACACATACTTCTTGAACGGAGTCTTTATTGCAAACCAATATAGGAGAAAGAACGCCTTTTCTCAAGAGCCCTTTACTTCCTAAATTAGCAATCGGCATCAGTTCTTCCAGAAGCACAAATTTATGATCATGATGTTACAATTTGTTACATAGTTGCTACATCAGTCAAAGTTAAACCATTCAAAACGCTTGCAGGATGTTCTTCTACCGTAATTGAAGGAATATTTATATATTTGCTAGCTCCTATAATTGATACACAATAATTTATGTTATTTAAAGTATTGTTATGTATGTATAAATTGTAATCAGAATCCTCTTTAACAAACATGTTGCCGTTTCCAGACATAGAGCATTTATGCCCTCCTTTCTTTACCGGGTAATATACTGCTAAGTCGATTTTTTTAAAATATCCATTTTCGTATACCGTAACCGTTAGTAAAGTATATAAATATTGTTTTAATTTCGTAGGCTTAATGCAAATAACAGGCCCTTCGCCAACGTATGCTATACACATATTCATGGATGCTAATCCTTTTGTTTCATTTGTTGCAAGTGGAAGAAGTCCTTCCAGTACTGAGGCATTGGCTTTCAACGCCTCACTTAATTCCATCTTTTCCATAATATTTTTTATTTACCAGTTTCCAAATTGTTTTTCTTATAATCCTGCCATGAGTCGGCGAGCTGCCCCACCGAAGCGGAAGTGTAGAGGTCAAGTATATGAATCTCGTCATCGGCAAGCTCCACAAGCTCGTTCCGATAGATCTTCTCCGCAAGCACGTGCGCCGGAAGACCGGGCACGTTCCTGTAAATGCCGTCAGCAATATCCTTACGGATATCCGCTATCACCATATCCTGTCTGTCTATCCCCGTGAACAGGGGAAATTTTGTAAAATCAACTTTCATAATATTCTTAATTAAATACTGTTATCCGCAATAAAACATAACCCAATAATTGCCCATACATTTAACGAATCCGGACGCATAATCCAGATCAATGGAGGACATCTCTTTTCCTCCGGGGGCAGGCAGGATGCGCCCGCCTGTCAGTCTTACCCCGCCGCTCATACGTTTGAAGTATATGGTATGTCCCGGAACATCCGGAGGAAGTGTCACTTCTATATTACCCGTATTAATAAACATCACATTGTCATCATTGTTATTCAGGGAAGTGCTGACGGATATGTTCCTCCAGTTCCCCACTATGCCATGAAGAGACACATAACTGTCATTGTTCGGATGAAGGAAAATGTTACCCCCCTCCACGAACAGAGGAATGCTCAGGGTCTTGATGTGCATCCCGATCATGGCATCCGGACTCTGTATGTCAATTCCGGCATCATACGATATCCCTTCGATTGTGACAAATTTCGTGTTCCCTCCGATTTTTACACGTGCAAATGTCCTTTCGTTATAAAACTCTATCTGTCCGGCGGATAGGTTGAAACCGACATGGGAATCCGTCCCCTCATAAAGAGTTTTTGAGGACAACATACCGGAATCTATGGAAAACGGACCGATACGTCCGCTATCCGCCGTGATTTTTCCGCTGATATCCACATTGACCGCCCTGATACCGTCCGCATCAATCATGGACGCCTTGATCTTCTCGGTCAGCAACAGCTTGGTGGCGATAAAAGTCCAGCTCTGTGCTACCTCCCAGTATTTTATTTTTCCCGAAGCCACATTCTGTTTGGGGGTTTCCGTCGATACCGACGTATGCGAACGGATGCACAGGTACAGCAGGTTGTCATAAAGTACAATGTCGTAAAACTGCTGCCCTTGCTTGCCCTCCAGGTAAGACACAGACGCCTCCCATACACGCATACGCATGCGCGCCCCCTTATCTCCCTTGTCACCTTTTGGAGCAAAACTGACCTGTCCGGTTCTAGTCACCAACGGCATATCACCTCCTTATTCCTTGGTTGTGATGGTCCATGCCACGTTGCCTCCTGCCTGCTGGCACATGTCCCAAGTACACGTGCCGGAAGTGGCTGCTGTACCGGAAGTAGACGGGTTAAGGACTACTCCTGCACTGTCCATGAACACGAAATAGAAAGTCATGTCCTTGTACTTGGTGGTACTTCCACGCTTGACCAGAATGGGCTTATAGACCACCGTGTCACCACTTTCCCGGATGGTCTCGTCCTCGGGCGTGGGATTCAGGATCAAATCAAACGGATCGGACGCATCCATTACGGACTGCGTGTCCTGACCGATGAGCTTGCCGCCCTGGTACACCTCCACTCTGAACACACCTGTCGTGTCAACCATATCGTTGGTGACGGTCAATGTCTGTGTGGTCTTTCCGCTCAGCACGCTCCACGCACCGTTGACCTGGTTGTACCACTTGTACGCCAGTCCGGTAGTGATCTCGTCACTGCCCATGCGCGCTACGGCTTTCAGAATGCAGCTCTGCCCTTTGTCCCGAAGGGTAAAATACTTGTTGTCACCGGCAATGATCGTCACATGCTTTTGGTTTCCGACCCCCTTGGTGATGGGGATGCTATAGACGAACTGGACGGTGTCGCTGGTATTCCCTATCGTCACGGTAGCTTCACCCTTGATGGTACAAGAGGCCGCTCCACTCGCCTTGACCAGATTCTTGACGATCTGCAATCCGTAGTAATCCGTCGTACCGGGCTGGTAAGGGATAAACTTGAAATGTCCCGTCTCACCGCCAAACGTGTTGGTGGAGACATTGCCCGAGAACTTGATCTCGACATCATTGAAATACCATTTCATGGAGGAAGGAACCACCAGCCCTTCCGCCACCCGCGAAGAGGTGAGAATGAAGGACAAGACGGGCTTGAGCGAAGCGAAATCCGGTGCGATGTTCGTCGGCGCGGACGCTTCGCCCATATACTCCTGATACAGATCTCCCTGGTTACACTGGATGGCAGGCATGTATACGCCGCCCTTTTGCGAAAATATGACCTGTCCGGTCGCGCTGGCCAAACTCATGACGCTCCTCCTTCCCCGGTCGTTTCCGTACTATCCGTGCCTTCGGAGCTTTCGGTGTTGTCCTCCCCCCAAGAGGCAGGTGTGAATACTTCGACGGGATGGTCCGTACCGTCTATCTCTTCTTTCGCCGCCTGCGGGGTCAGGCAGACGCCGCCCGCTTCCTTGGCCCTGTCAAATACCGTGTCGCCGGGGAAACGTGCCACGTCCGCCTGCCACAATAATACATTGCCATCCGCTGTCCTGTTGCGGATATCGGTCAGATGCAACCGGTCGGCAACCTCCTTCGTTACTTTAATGTAAAATGCCATAATTCTATTGTTTTTAATGTTATCCAAATTTTCTTACTACTACCGCCTTGCCCCCCTGTGTGAGCACCTTGCCGCCTTGTGTCAGCGCCACGTAAGGGCCTCTGTCCTCCACCTCCAGCTTTAACATCATACCGTTGCTGAAAGGTATCCTGGGAGAGTATCCGTCGGCAACCTTGGCATATCCGGCATCTCCGCTCTTCTTGACGTACCAGTGACAGTTAAATATGGCGGATGGATTCGGGATAACCCCCATGGTATCCCGAATGACGGGTCTGGGAAAGATGGCGTAAGTCCCATCCGGAACACCCGTAGGTACACCCTCCCAGTCGGCTTCAATCTTCGGAATCCTGCGGCGTATCACCGTAGAGACTGCCGGGTCCGATGTGCCCGGGGTTGATGCCGGAGTCCCGGAAGCCGCATAGGTGGCCTTGCAGACAATCGTGATGTCATCACCTATATAATTGCGGTCAATCTTATATACATTCTTGTTCAGTGATACAAACTCCCAGTCGTTGTCACCCGCTCCTGTGGTTATCGCCTCCAGCGCTCCCGTAGACAACAGACGGTACCAAAAGAACTTGCATTTGCCCGTAGCCGTCACGTCCGTGTCGCCTACCATCAGTTTAGCCGTGATGGTCTGTGCGGTGATGTCACGCACCGGGTTCCAGTCCAGCGTGGACGGGCTGTCTATCGTCAATACGGGGATCGCATCCGTACCGTCAACCGCGCGGACAAGACAGCTCATCTGAAAAGTAAACAGCTGTCCGGTACGTGTGTCGGCATATTCCGCGTAAAACTCCAGCGTGACGGGTTTTAGGACGGTGACATTTTTTTTCATTGTGATCTGTCCCTTGCTGTCACCGGACTCCGTAATGCTGTAGCCTGTGTTTGTCGATGTGATAAGTGTGCGTGTGGTTCCGATGCGCTCGTACCACTTCATGTTGGTCAGCCTGGAGTTGACCGCCCCGATTTTAGTCACCGCTTCCGGATCGGTGGCGTTGCACCGCGGAAACAGGACCAGCGGTGTCAGCGTATAGTCCGGAGTGTATTCAGCTTTGTCAGCCTGGTAGACCTGCATGTCCGGCACGCTGCCCACCACCTCGATGTTACAACTGGTTTGTAACAGCCGGTAGTTGATTTCTATTTTTCGTTGCTTTGTTGCCATTGTATAAAACCATTTTAAAATGTTACAAAATTCTCCGCCACTTCAAACTGCTGCCCGTCACGCAATAACGCCTGTGCTTTAAACGTACACACCCGCATGTTGGTATAATTCGGTCCGAGATCATCTATCGTCAGAGGAAGATTTTTCCCGGTGCCGGCACGCTTCACCGCCCATGCGTTATCTTCTGATACATTCCCGGTATCACGCGTCCAGCTCACATCAGCGTCAAGTATATGATCTGTCACGTCACGGTTGTACAGCTTGCCGGTAATATATAACGTTGTGGAAAAAGTCTCGATATCAAAATACCACCCCTTTGTGCTGCCGATCTCTATCGTAAATTCCGGGTTCCCTTCCAGCATCGCCCATCCGGCCGCCGCATATTGCGGTTCGTCGGCTGTTCCCGTCATCAGGCACTTCCATTTGCAGCCGTAGTGCCAAACCGTGTCCGCCCGCTCCTGCGTATTGGTGTAAGGATTGTCAGAGGACGCGACTTCGGCCGACCAAAAGCCACGGTCCACCAGTTCCTGTACGGGCAGTCCCTGCCAGTCCACCCGGTAAAGTTCACCGAAGATGCCGGCACGGGCGAATATGTACGAGTGCTTATAGTTGACGGGGAGATTGTCAAACAAATCCAAATTGGGCAAACGCCCCAATATCATGTAATAGTTGTTCTGTTCCAAGACAGGCTTCGTTACTCCTTCCAGCCAGACAAGACATTTATCCGTGGTGGCGGACAAATACCAGTAGCTTTGCCTGTCCTCATTGAAGGCGTTTCCTCTTCTGGTAATGATCGTCAACTCTGTGGGAGGATAGTTTTTACCGCCCGGCACCTCACTGTCCGGGTATGACAACACCGAGATGGAGTTGGCCGGGACATTCTTGGACAGCACGCGCATCCACGAGGCGTAATACTCCCCCGTTGAAAAGAGGTTGTTTACAATCCCGTACACTATATCACCCTCTTGGAATGCGGTGAAGTCATTCTCCCAGCGCTTGCGCAATTTCAGGGTATAAGTTCCGTCGCTCTCTAAAGCCACGGACTCAATGACTCCGTTCTCGGAATATGAGGTGTCGCCTTCCTGTGCGTTCAGACGGTTATAGATGATTTCCTTGAACACTGCGGAGCCGCGTACCTCAAGACGCTCGAACTGACCGCGCCCGTCAGGATAGATACCGGCACCTTTACCGGCAATCATGGAGTCGATGAACTTGCCGAACTTCAATAAGAAATTTGTTCCGTCCGCTTGATCCTTACGAAGGAAGTATTTGGAAAGTTCCTCTATATTTGCACTTCCCGATATGGCAACAACCCGGTCTTTATTGGTCCTTATGTAAATAGAAGGATTCTTATCATCATTATGTATGTATATCTCACCCTCATTCAACCCTTCCAATCGCTTTTCAAATGATGGGGATATTTCCGGTATAATCGGATTTCCTTCTGCATCCGTTTCCGAACCGTACCACAATATCTTTATAGGATGATTTCTAGCCATGATTACACATAATTTTCATTAACAAAAGCAGCTTGCGCCTTCTTGTATTTTAACACATCGTCCTCTTCAGGATTAGTTAGCAAAAATGCTATACCTGAAGAAGAAGTTGCGATCTCAGTTTTGCCTCCGATCCCGGCAATATCGTTTTCTCTAGGGCGTAAAGTCACTTTATATATAAACATCTGTTTTTTACCTATTGTATCAAGCTTTTCCGGGACAGAATCCCCTTCCCGTACATACAAATTACCGTCTATGTTGACGTGAGAAAGGCAAAGTAACTTATTTATGAACTCCGCTATATAATACGGAACACCACGACTTGTCCCAAATACAAAATCAAATGTCTTATAAGGAAGAGAATACATTTCTATTATCTCCTGCTTCTGGTTCACGAACTGTTCGTTCTCAACTTTTAAATCCACCCCATCCGGTTTGAATCCTCCTATTATTCTGAACTGAAATATCTGCTGAACATCATCAATCCAGAATATATTATCAAATGCAGAATTATTATCCTTATGGGAATATTCAATCAATATAGAATCACCTATATTCTCACACACACAGAATTCCTCACATTCCTTATCGCCTATAGTTACTGTATATATCCCCTCCGAAGGAGATAATGAGGCATAATACATCTTAACGCTTTCATTAACATCATAAGTGAGCAGTGCTATTGACGAGGAGATATTGCCAATCTTATCATTCAAAGAAGCCAAAGGTATTTCACCGTTATCGCAGAAAATTTGCAGCAAAATGTTGTCTGACAAGGAAAATACTTGTCTGAAACATCCTGCATTTGAATATTTATATTTCAGCGGTTTGAAGAATAACGGGCAAACATCTCCGATTGATATCATGGTCTTTTCGTTAGTTTCTAGCAGCTTGCGACTTCACAAGCTTTCATTGCAAATATAATAATTAAAAATTGAATCTTTATAAAGAATTAGAATTTTTCACAATCAAAGTTACCTTTGAACTTTGTGATTTTGTAAAATTGTAATCAGCCTGCTGATAATATCCCTGTATAACCTTGCCTTGATGTTCAAATTCAACAATTCCTGTAAGATCTTCCGGAAGCTCTACATCCGAAGTTTCAAATTCTACTTCCGCCACAGTAAACATCCTTTTTGAAAGAATTATATCCCTGCTTTCCCCCATTCCATCAATACCCACATCACTATTACCATCTGAAGACGCAAAAGTAAGCATCTCAACAGATGAACCGATATATGCTTCATTGGCCAAAACCATAGAAGAAGGAGAAAACATGGCATTGAACATTGTGTCAGGGCTGAGAACGCCACCCATAAGATAATCCCTGTTCAATATATACTTAAGTCCAGACGAATCAGATTTCACCCCTACCATAAATAAATCAGTGTCACTTTCGTTGTCTGTAGTATCTTCACCTATCTTGTCAGCAAGGAACTCTATGCCGTATGCGTCCGCACGGTATGGAGATATCATTTCAAGGCTATTGTCCGTCATGGTCACGCCTGTGGTATATTCATTCGTAAAACGAAACTCATCCTTACCATTAGCCGTGTCGTAATCCTGTTTGTCAAAGCCTATCCGTATGCGCGAATACACCAATGCGGAATTAACCTTCATCTCGTAATCGGATAAATCATCTATTTTTTTGACAACATCATCCGAGAAGTATTTGCCTCTGTGCCGGAAAGTTATCGTATTGCCGGATATGTCATAAGCGTATCCGAACACATAACTCATCCAACTTGCAAATTTAGTGAAGGATGTATATATTTTGGCTCCCGGAATCTTACGAGCTGATTCAGCCGCCAAGAGCATACAATTATCAAGCCTTCCGTCACCCATGCTTTCTATTACCCCCGTCAATCCGTCTTTTCCCCCGTTAATGCTTTTGAGTAGTCTGTTGAGCAACGTGCTGGGATTTACAACATCCATCTCAACAGGATTTATTCTGTTTTTCCATGATATCGTAACACGACTTTTTGAATCCACGGGATAAAGGGCAGCAAGGTTAGGACCAGACTGTTCCCTCCCTGACTGCACTTTGCAAAGGAGCACAAGCTTCTCTCCTTTAGCTAAGAATATATCATGATGTGCTGAATATTCTTTTTCTATAAGACCGGTGGAATACGTTTCATAGAATACCTCACTGATTGTTTCCAATGTCTTTTTATCCGTGCCAATTTTAGCTAGTCGGAAACGTACCCCGTTAGTCCAGCCCCATGGCGATATGATATTATAGCTTATCCAAAATTTAAAATCAATATCAACAGACAAATTGATGCTTTTTACGGCATATATCAGAGTGCCATCATCTTTACGTTCATCCAACACCTCCGTCCCATTATCATTTAGATAATACTCCGTAATACTTATATATGACTGATCCGATATCTCCGTGGCATTGCCTATATTAATGTCGGTTGCCTCTGTATATAATGACATGGGAAGCCACCTTTCAGCAAAATCCATTGACACAAAATTATCTTGATCCGGAATCTCCCCTACTTCTCCATTGTATATGTCACCTGTAGGAATCCATTTTGCCGATTCTGAAAGTTCAAGCCCGTCATAAACAAGAGGAATGGGACTTTTCACCTCTTCAACAGGATATTCATATTGGGTTCCCCTTTTAGCCTTTATCATGGACGCCACGCTATCATCCACGGCATTTATCTGTAAGATACTACCATTATCCTGCAATGTAGAGAAATTGAGAGCGCAACTAAACCGTTCATTATACAACCAACTGTTATTTCTTGTACTTATTATTATTGAAGCGGAAGCATTCAGATAATCTTCATCATATTGTTTTAACAGCAATATTCTAGCATCCCCAGCAAAAGAAAATTTGTTAGAAAAAGTACGGATAACACCGTCATAGTCATTTCTCTTGAAACTAGCCTTCACCTCGTCCCAATTCTCAAGATCATCAGTAACCCTGTACCTCAGACCATTTATAAGTAACTCACATCGATAATACATAATTATTTCTTTTTACGATTCAATTCATCGATTTCATCGCATGTCTGCCTAACAAGACAGGCGTAAGATCCGGCGGTCCATTCTTTCAGATTGATATGCATCTTATTATATTTTCCAATAGCGACAACTTCATTTATAAACCCTCGTTTTGTAGGCTTCTCCTTCGGTTCCTCATTCTTTTCCTTACTTATCTTGTCCAAATCATATTGTGCACGGGATTTTAACGCGGATATTCTAGCATTCATGACCATTACATCACCTTTCTTGCACGAATAACCTATCTTCATCAGAATATCACGCACCTCATCATACATTTTCAACTTCATCATGTTCTCACATGCCTTCATGCACTCCACGGTCATTGCGAGATTCATACGTTCATTACAATTCAATATCTCAGAGGATAACTGTTTGCTCCCAACAATTTCTATATAGTCATTGATAATTTTTGCCGATGCGGCCCCTTTGTCCTCACTGTCAAATTCGATAGTATTGCTATCATTGGTATAGATCTCTATAAAAACGGACAAGGGAAGTTCATATATGTCACTTGTATACCTCATAATCATATACTTTTTGAAAATTGCTGATAATTGTTTTCTCTTATCGCCTTGGCTAATTTTGCAAATCCTATCTGCTGTGATTTCTCCAGATGCCCTATCTTTTTCTCCAGTTCGCTATAATCATTAACTATTGATACAGGAGGAAGATTGTTTTCGCTTCTATATGCCATAAGACCATCAAAATCATTTGCATGAGCCTTTATCCTGTCCATATCCACAGCATAAGGTATAACCTTCGCACCTTTAGGGATGTCAACCAAAGTAGGGACAGACGGAGTAATATACGCTCCTTTTTCAGTAACGATTGTTTCAGGGATACCACCATCACCCACTACAGCCAATCCGCCTTTATGCGAATCAGTACCCTTGGCGTATTTTGGAATAGGTTGGGAAGCTATCACAGCTATTTGTGCGGCTCCCATAGCTGCTGCAATACCGGCTAGAACAAAATTAGGTAACGCCTTTGACACAGCTAGGGCGGTTGCGATAGTGGCCTGTATGATACTGTTAGCCTTATCCCATCTGGCTTGTTTCTGTTGTAATTGGGCTTTCTTCTTCTCTAATTCTTCATTCTTTCTTGCTGTTTTATCCTCTGCGGCACGTTTACGGGCCTCTGCTTCCTCCGAACTGATAGCACCTGTTTCTTCAAGACGCTCAATCCTTGCCAGTTCTTGTTCCCCCGCTTCCTCATTGGCTTCCTGCTCCTCTTCAATTTTGGATATCCGGTTCTCGTATATGTTCTGCATCATGGAATTCAAACCGTCAGAGACTTTAGCCAGACTTTCTAAAGTAAACTTCAGCCTTTCTCCATCTGACATATTAGCCCACATATCAGAAAAAGAACCACCTGCCTCCTGGGCTTTTTTTGCCAAATCTCCAAGCACATCATTAATCCCCGAAAAGAAATCAGCAAAACCGCTTTGTTCGGAAGGAAAGGAATCCGTAATGTTTTTCAAGGCATCCGCCCAATCCTCTACTTTTTTCTTCCCCTTTTCAGCTTCATTAGAGGCCTCATCATTCAATAGAGAATCGAAATCCGCGCGTAGCTTTCTGAGTTTCAGCCTTAATTCCTCTATCTTCTCCTGTGGGATGGTGCCGGTTTCTTCCGCCAGTTTCAATTCGGCCTCGGCGGCTGATATCTGCGCCAAAAGCATTTCCTTATTGAATTTTATCGTGAGTTTATAAAGATCATCCTTATATTTCTCCTCACTCATTTTGCCTTTCAGGTGGCTTGCGGTAAGCGCGTTCTGTTGTTCCGTCAAACCTATCACAAAAGCCTCCGCCTGCCGGGAAGCGGAATCCTCCATTCTTTTGATATCCTCATTAGCCTGCCTGTTCAGTTCGTCAATGCGCTTTTTCTCGTATTTGTCCCTCACCGCCTGTAGATTTTCATAATTTCCCTTCATGGCGTTTATCTCAGCCTCTTCATCCAAATCTATCATTCGCATTCTCAACTCGCGCTGCTCTTCGCTTCCCTTTTCTACCGCTTCCAATGCCAACTGTAGTTTCTTTTTCTCCTGACTCAGATAAAAATCTATTTCCTTATCGGCAAGTTCCTGCTGCATCTTCTCAGCAAGGTTCTTACGGGTTTCATTCTCTTTCTCGCTGTTTCCTTTCACTTCCGCTATACGTTGCGTATAATTCAACCGAATACTCGCAAGTTCTTTTTCTAGACCTTCATCCATTAACTCCAATCTGCTCTGCTGATACGCCTTATCAATTCTAAGTTGTTCTTTACGTTGCTTCTCCAATTCCTTTTTTTGCTTGTCTGTTAAAGTCGTAGATGTTCCAGATGCATCATCAATAGAATTTGATATTTTCCTGATATCCGCAATCTGTTTTTCCAAAGAAGTCACTTTAGTTACTTTATCCAGATATTCATTCCAAGTTTTTGTCTGTTCCTTACCGAATTCTGCATTTGTCTTTTCCAGTCCCAACGCCTGTTTGAAAAATGAAGCATCTCCCATATCTTTCCATAACTGCTGGTTCTCATTATAGAATTTATTCCTTAAGGACTGTTGCTTTGATAATTCCTGTTCCAAAACGGCAATTCTTTCATTTTTGGCTTTTTCCAATGCTGTCGTTTCGTCATCCCCGGCCTTCAGATATTCATCTTTCAAACGGTTTATGGCAATAATCTCAGATTTTATGGATTCCTCCGCATAAGGGGATGCTGCTCTCTTGGCTGTTTCAACTTGCTTATCTGCAAGTTGTTCCGCACTCATTAGCCACTCATTTATTTTGCGTATGCCATTTGTTGCCATGTCGACAAAATCCTTCATGGCTCCGGTATTGCCCATTATAGTAAGCATCAAAGATTCCCAGGCTGATGATAAGTTATACAATGCGCCTTGTACATTATCCCCCATGGTATCGGCCATTTTATTCAAGTCATCTTCCACTCCTGTAATCTGGTCACGGAGAGGAACGATCTTGTCTGATGCGGTCAGAAAGGCGTTAAAAGCTGCCACACTTCGTTTATCGGTCATTTCCAGTGTGGAATTAAGATCAATCCCTTGTTCTTTTAATCTTTTCAATCCGTCAACCAATTCCGGTAATGTCTTAACCGGCCCTCCAAGAGCTTGTGCTAATTTACCACTGCTATCAGCCAAATTCAGTAATATATTCCGGGTGGCTGTAGCCGACATGGAAGCATCAAATCCTGCGTCTGCCAGTTTTCCCAATAAGGCCAATGTGTCTTCTATTGTGAAGTTGAAGGCCTTGGCAACTGGTCCGACGATGGGCATTGCTGTCTGAAGGTAGGAAAAGGAAAGGGCGCTCTTGGTTGTTGCGACAGCCATTGCGGATACGTACCGTTCCGTTTCTTCCGTATCAGCCCCGAACATACGTAGAGCGGCACCGGCCAAAGCAGCAGCTTCCGGCAATTCAGCACCAGTAGCCTGGGCAAATTTCAGAACTCCCTCGGTCATATCAAGTATCTCTGTCTTGGAAAAGCCTAATTTGGATAATTCTATTTGCAGATTGGTCGCTTCTGAGGCTGTGTATTTCGTCGCTTCTCCCAAACGCCTGGCATCTGCTGTCAAGTCTTTTATCTCTCCTTTGGTAGTTCCTAATATGGCTGCGAGCTTACTGTTTGCAGATTCAAAGTCAATTGCCGTATTAATCCCCTGTTTAAATGCTCCTATTAGCTTCTGAATTCCTGTAATAACCGCTTGGGCTCCGACAAAGCCCTTGATCATTGAACCCACATTAGAAGCGACCTGTCTGGTTCCATCAGCAATACTAGTCTTGATTATTCCTCCAAACCCTTTTGCGACAATACCAAAGTCTTTCATTGAATTATTGCCGTTCTTCAATTCCACTATTGCCAGTTTTATCTGCTCCTTGTAATCGCCGACTGTCATTTTCGCCTGCACATACGCATCGCGATTCCTTTTTATATAATTAGTGTTCTGATTTATTGCCGAATTCAATTGCTGACGTATCTTCCCTTCTTTATCTTCCGCATCTGTCAAATCCTTCACAGCCTGACGTAATTGCTTATTTACAGCTTCAGCTTCAGCAATTGAATGGACTTCTTGTTTTGAAAGCTGTATCACCTGTTCTGTGGTCAGTTTTTGTTTTTTCTGTTCCTGATTCAGTATCTTTTGTTGACGCAAACGTTCAGTCTGGGCTTTTTCTAACTTTAATTCAGCCTCGGCATTAAGTTTCTTTGCTTTTGCGTCCTCTTGCGCATTCTTTACCGCCTGTTTGGTTACTTCATTGATCTGTTTAAGAGATTCCTTATATTTCTGCTGTAAATCGGCAAGTTTATCTTGGGTTTCATGGAGTTTCTTAACTGTCTGTTCGTATTCCTTGCTTTTTTTATCCAATTCCGACAAATTTCCAGGACTTGCATTGATTTGAATCGCCAGTTTCGAGGCAAAATCCGCATAACTATTGGATGTTCTTTTAAAATCATCATCCAATATTTTCAAATCCTTAGAAAGTTTTTCAAGCTTTATAAATATACTGGACGAGATTTCATCCGTGATTTTAAATTCCGCTCCTGCCATGGTCTTTTCGTAAGTTTTGGGTAGTGCATGACTTCATGCACCTTCTAAGAGCAAAGATAGTGATTTTATTGATATTATGAAGATAAGGAAATAAAAAAGGGAGAAGCAAAAACTTCTCCCCGTGAAAAATAATTTATTTAAATTACCAATCATCATTTTCATTGCCCACAAGACCATTCTTCACAGCTTCTTCTATTTTATCCATAATAACATTGGAATATGCATGAGCCATAATCAATGCTTTAGACGATGTTTTCTTTGCCTTATGCTGATCTTTGGGGCTGAAAGGATAACATGTTTCTATACCCCATTTTTCTGTTTTCTTTGTCGTGTCCGCAGGCTGTCCTGTTGTACCAGCAGAAAAAGCCCCCATCCATCCGCCTCCAATGTTCTGCTCAACCTCATAATATTGAAGCGTATATGTAACACGAATTTTTTTATCTTTAATATCAACTTTTATAACAGGGTGGATGTTAACATTATAAGCTGTCATTCCTCCAATATGTTGAGCGATTCCTCCCACAAATCCTTTAGCAATAATTACTCCCGCATCCTTATCATTCAATTTAATTACTGAGTTCGCATCGTTAAAAGATTCCGCAAACCAATGGTTTAAAGTAATATATAACTGCTCTTTAGTCTGTTCCCCACAATTAATTATCTGCTCATAGGTCAAACTCTGATTCTTATCCAATACCAATGAAGAGCCTAAATTTTCAGCCGCTTCCACCCACTTATCACCATAGTTTTCCTTCGCATATTTTTCCAATTCTTCTGCTCTCATTACTTGAGCACTAAGATTCAGACTGAATAATGAAACAATCATTAAGAATAATACTTTTTTCATATAGTTATAATAATTTGGTTATTTTCAGCAAAGTAATATACTTTTAAAATCAAATCAAAACATTACGACACATTTGTTTACAATTTAGAATATTGTCTAAATAAATTATAAACATAGCATTTCAATCTTTATGTTTAAATTTCACCTTCTCACTTCTTTTCCCAGTGCATACAATCAGTTTGAGATGTTTGCCGTATATCCGTTCAAGTCTATTATTTTGTTCTTCCATTTTTTGAAGTATAATTTCAAGTTTATCTATTGTTTTCATAGTCTTTTAAATTATGTTGCGAATCACAACGTTAACGGGCGTAAATACTCCACCCTACCGCCCAGATTGACGGTAGGGTATCATAAATGTGAACGTTGGTAAACCTCCATACAGCATTTACGCTTCTTTATATATGTGGCAAAATAATATTAGTTCTTATAGAAGAAGCTATCTTCGGGCTTCCTCGTAAGCCTGTAGCTTAGGTACAGGCAAACAAATACTATTGTTATCTCTATCATAATTTTGGGTATAGTTTGGGCTATCCGAGTGTTACCCGGATAAACAAGTTACTGATAATGTTATATTTAGGCTGCTACCTTAGAATTGTATAGTTCAAGTATGAACCTTTTCCCTGCCTCCGTCCAGTACATATGTTGTCTGGTCTTGATATTACCTAGGCTGTCGGTATATGCGTGCGGCCGATGCACAGTATATCCTTTATCCCGGTATTTGGAATAGAGATAGTACACTCCGCTTTCCTTATATTGTATTCCCCATTGGCAAAGGAGTTTGTTTAGCTTGATGTCAGATATACCGATGCAGGAAGCTATCATGTTAACGGTAAGATAGCCTTTGGAGGAAAGGACCTTGTTGCAGTATTCTACTTTCGGGGCTGCTTGGCGTAGCTGTTCTTCTTGTAATGCGTTCTGGTGTTCAAGACGCTGTTTTTCCTCCCGTTCGCTCTTTAACTGTGTAGCCAGACTGATAACCAAGTCTGGATTATTAATCATTTGTTCAAGTGTTGGCTGTGTGGCGGTCATGCCGTATTGAAGCAACTCTTTGATACGCTTATTACACCATATAGCGAATGATGGAGATAACCAACGGGCAAATTCCAATGCAACATCTTCGTGAAGCCATGTGCCTTGTTCGTTATTACCACCTTTAACTACTTGAATTAGTGCCGATATGGGAATATGCATATCGGCTGAAAGTGCTTCTGTGAACTCGGTAGTAGCTTTCAATCTAAGCCAATCCCCTACTAATTTACCAAACGGCTTTGCCATTTCTGTGGCATTTACCATAACACTATCGCCTTTCTGAAAGGTAATAGGACTTCCGTTGTATTGGAAGATTTGATTTTCATTCAACTGTCGCATAATAATGAAAATTAAAAGTTAATAAATAAAGAAAGCAGAGAATTTCTCCAACTTGCGACAGTTCCATATCGGCTTTGGGGCGAATATGTACGGAGAAACCTCTGCTTATATTTTAAGCAATACTTCAATATCGGGCATAAAAAATTCCCAATCCGAATATGATAATAAAACTGTCGCGGCACAAAGTTACAACATTTTTTCAAACAAACAAATAATGAAAATATATTTTTCATTGTTATTTTCACACACATAATATCCATCTTTCTAATGACTTTCAACACGCCACAATATGCCTTACCTGTAATTTCTGCAATTTGCAGTGAACTTATTGTTCTTTTTTCGCCATTTTCCCCATCAATAGGTACTAACTTATTAAAATTTTCCATATCTTTGCGATATAAGATTAATATTGTTCCCCGTTGGCGGCTCAGTCACTTCCGCCTTCGGGGATTTATTTTGACTGATTGTAGCAGGTGGGGAATCGAACCTCATTGTGCCATTATTCACTCCTGCTTTCCTCCCTTATACTATCCACGCTTGGAATCGTATAAAAAGAAAGTTCCGTAATAGGTGCAAGCTACTACGGAACAGTCATATATAAACTCCAATAGGAGAATATTTAATCAACATCAAGTAACGCTTTGCACATGTTACAGATACAAAGGTAAATGATGTTTTTATCTTATACAATGGTATGAATATTAAACAAAAGACAATATCAATTAATAGTAATACTAAGTAACGCATAGTAATATATAGTAACGCAATTATTAAATATCACATTCACAATTTAGACAAAATCTAAATTATAACATAATTGATAGTTTTGTTTTTCAATTAAAAAATAAATGTCTTTTTTTGCACAAAACATTTGTAACAAACGAACTGTTTTTAGATATAAGCATCATTAATCATGGGAATATAATATGGCTGAAAAAAAACAAAGTTACACAGAGGAAGAATTGAATGAAATGATTGCATGGTTTAATGATCATGCTAACCAACTTCCCAAAACAATGCAAATTAACAAATCTGCGTTCACTCCAGATTTAGTCCTCACTATCGAAAGCTGCATCATGCAGGCGAAACAAAATTTAGGAAATTACAAGATGGAAGGATCATTCTTGCTTCTAAGGCAAATAAGAGCCAATATTGAAAAAGGAGAAAACGATCTTTTGTAGATCCGTCCTTTACATAGATAGCGGTAATCCTTCCGGATGTCCGCTATCATTTCACGGAAATATGAATTCAATAAACTCGCCTGACCAGTTTTCACCTTCACGACAGAATTTATACACATCTCCAACCTTGTATAATATATAAACACATTCATCCATAACAGCAGCCTTCTCTGCGATTGAACGCATATGTTCCATCTCCCTCATTGACTTATTTCCTTGGCACAAGCAGTTTTTCATAGTTCGGTTCAATTCCATTTTTTGTTAATAATATTTCTTTCAAACATTTGAATATTTGATATTTTTTACCCATATTTGCATTATGAAACTGACGTTGAAAATCAAACTTGTCCCAACCGATGAACAACATCGTCTTCTTCTTGAAACTCTCAAGGAGGCTAACGCTGCGTGCAATCAGATTTCTGATATAGCGTGGCGGAATAAGACTTTCAACCAGTTCAGGCTCCATCACCTTTGTTATAATGACATACGCGAGCGGTTTAACCTTTCCGCTCAAATAGTTGTACACTGCATAAGCAAGGTGACGGACGCTTACAAACTTGACCGTAAAACACAACGGACATTCAAGGAATACGGGAGCATCAACTATGACAGCAGGGTGCTTTCCTATTCCGGTACATACGTTTCTATATGGACCGTAGGCAAAAGGCAGAAAATTCCTTTTGTCTGCCACAACACCGATTATATTCCTTACATCAAAGGGGAAGCCGATCTTGTGTTCAAGAAAGGCAAGTTCTATCTTTTCCAGACGGTGGAAGTCCCCGAAGAGGATGTGGAAGATGTCGAGGAGTTTATCGGTTGTGACTTCGGAATTACCGATATTGTGTGTACATCCGAAGGCAAATCCTATTCTTCCCAATCCCTGAACCGGTACAGGGACAGACAAAGAAAAATCCGTAGTTCTATTCAATCCAAAGGCATGAAAGGTCGCACCCATGAATGCAAACGTGGCTGTGCAAAACTCCTGAAACGGCTCAAAGGGAAAGAAAGGACTACTGCAACAATAATCAACCACACCATTTCCAAACAAATAGTAATGGAAGCCCAAACCAAAGGGCTTGGTATTGCCATTGAGGATCTGTCCTACATCCGCTCCACCACCGAACACAGGAACAGGACTTTCAGAAGGGAGCTCAATTCCTGGTGCTTCCGGCAGCTCCGCTCTTGTCTGGAATATAAGGCCAAGAGGGCAGGTGTACCTTTGATTGTCGTGGACAAGGCATATACTTCCGAGACTTGTTCTAAGTGCCACCATATCGGCACAAGAAAGAACAAGTACTTCAAGTGTATATATTGCGGAAACGATATGGATGCGGACATCAACGCCGCAAAGAATATCGCTCTGCTTGGGGCTGCCATAAACAAGCCTGAAAAATCGGGTATGTGGTCGTGCTGTCTGCATGTCACTGCTTAGGTTTAAAACCACCAAACTAAAGATTTGGTGGTAGTTTATAGTTCGCACCTCCTTATAAATTTCTCAATAGAGGGCATAAGCCTGTACGTAACATAATGCCTCCTTGCTTTGGAGCTTACCTTGAAAATTTTATAGCCATATTTCTTCTCAATATCAGAACCAAAAGAAACGCCATAGCTGGCAATCCTTATACCATTTGATATTGGTATTGCCGTGATGGAACTATAAAAATCTCCACGTATGATAAGGTTTGGAGTATTGTTCCCTCTTGCAGAAAAACCCAGATATGAAGGTTTCGGTTTCTGTATCTTTGTCTTCCAATTTTTATAGCGTTCGGCGTTTTTCTTCCAATGCTCTCCATAAGTTTTTTTAAAGTATGGGTCCTCAGTATATCCAGGGATCAAAGGATTTTCATCTCCATCAACACCACTATATAGCTGTTCTCGTACATATTCCTCAAACTGAGGAGCATCCTTTTCCATCTTATCCCTTATCATTGGCTGAATGCCATCAGCCAATTTCTTCCAACATCTCGCGTATTCCTCCAATGTCATAGCAAAAACGGGGGATCAATCTCCCCCGCCTCCTAAATTACTGTTATTGATAATTCTATTATATACGGAAACCAGCCTTGATTTCCGCCTTTCTCTAGAAATGTCCTTCCAGAATACATCTATATTCTGAGCAACAAACTCATCCAATGAAAGTTTGGCCACCTCGGACTCTATAAATGTGACTCCATTAATTCTCATTGTACCCATTGTTCAATCCCAATGACCCCATTAGCCTGTAAAATAGAAGGAGATTTAAGCACCGGTACACCTCCTGTCGCTGTAAGCACACCGTTACTGTATTCCAGTGCTGACGCACCAGAAACGACTGTTGAAGCCTTCTCAGACAATACAGCGCCATAATATGCAGTAAGGTCTGTGCGGTCATAGTGATCCACGAGTTTATATGTATTCTCAGGAGATGTCATTTTCACAAATTCAACATAATTCAATCCCTTGAGAACATTTTCCAAATTTACACCCGATTGTTTTACAGACATGTTTTTCATCATCTTCTCCGTATCGGAATACATTGCATTAAACGCAAGATAAGCCTTTTGTCCGCTTGAGTCATAAGTCTGCCCTGTAGGGTAAACCCCTGACAAATCGAATCCTGCAAGCTCGTCTGTTCCGTCATCCTCTCCGTAGATAACATTATTCTTGTCAAAAACATACATATCAAACAATGTATCCTTGTTGGCTACAAGATTAGCTTGTAAAGCTAGATTAAACTTACGCAACGTGAATGTATCCGTCCTTGCCGAATAGCCCGTTATTTCCGAACCGGCATAACCATTTTCCGATGTATTGGGTTCACCACCGCTTACCGCATATTCCGAAAATCCTGTAATAGGATAAATTCTGTCCGGATAATCAGCATGACAAGCCTCTTCCAAAGCATCAGCAGTCAGTTCCTTTGGCAGTTTTTTGCCATGAATGACCAATATAACACCTGCTACCTTGTCCGGTTGCAGGGGGCAGTAATTCATTCCAGTATTAAATCCGGACGTGCTGCCGCACTCTCTAATATCTGTTCGCATAACAATTCTGATTTTTAACTGTTAAATCCAAATTCTTTATTTCAATAGCATCTATCTTTTCGCCAACTTCCTTACCGTCAACATCAACAGCACCACGTCTTCCAAAACTATAATTTTCTGAATATGTATGGCTTACAATACCGGAGTAACCGAAATCAAATTTATCACATTTTTTTAACTCTTCTATGAATCTGTAATACAAAGGTCGAAGAATACCTTCAAAAGATATCTCACGACGTTGTTCATTTGTATACTTTTCCAATGTATTGGTAGCGATTATTATGTTTACAGATGCCTTACAAAAATAATCCTCACTATCCCTTTCCTCGTCTAAGGGAACATACAGCCCTATCATTGGGAATTTTCCCAATGCTGTCACCCTGCTTTTCCCAAGAAGAAGAAGTGTTTCCCTTATATAAGAACTGTCACCATATATGTAATTTATCTGTTGATCCATTCTTTTTGACAAGGAAGCACATACATCTGATATTATATCGATTATCATATTCCAAGAGAATTAATTGTTTCCAACAATTCGAAATCGGTGGCGATATCCGGATAGTCCGCTTTATTTGATTTAAGCCACCTCACAAGTCTGATATTCATTCTTACCATGTCATTCCATGCGAATATCATTTTCCTTTCTGGACTTACAAGACGGCCGTCATCTTCGTCAGCCTTCACACCTGTAATAGTTGCCTGTGCATGATTATGTCTCAAATAATGAAAATATATATAGTTGGCAATAGGGGATTTGGAAACCTCACTATCACCATCACTATATCTCACGACAAGACGCGCTATAAGATCATCCCATCTTTTTTCCTTCGTTTTCCTTTCGTTGGCAATATATGATGAGAATTCCTCATACAACTTCTCTCCAAGGAGTTTTCCCAGATATTCCGACTCATATTGCATTACAAAGCCTTGAAGGCTGGCAACTATCGCCTTATTAGTCTCAGAGGGAGTATGTATATTCAATACAGCACCCTCAATATCAAGAATACCTCCTTGAAAAAAAGTATAATCCACTAACATTACACAATATCTTTGAGGTTCTTCTTTTTATTGAACAAGTCTTCAGCACCGATTTTCTTAGCGTCCTCTATCAATTCCGTAGGAACGGTGGCAACACGCCCATCTTGGAAGAACTTAGCTGCAAGTAACATATTAACACTTACCTTATCACCTTTTTTATAAGAAGCTCCGTCCTTTGCGAACTCAACCTCATAAGTTTTAGTCAAATTTACCTTCATAGCATATATAAATTTATCCGCCGACAGCGACGGGGGTTATAGCTTCAATAACGGTTGCAATCTTATCCTTGACAAAAGCTGTTTTATATTGTTTTTTGATATAAACCATCAATCGTTTCTCACCAAGGATAGTCACCATATTTTTAGTGAAATCATCATTTTCCCACCCAAGTGTAATGGTAAGGACCCATACATCACGGATGTTAAGATAGTTAAAATCTCCAACCCAAATATCACCTTGTTTGATCGCAGTGCTGGTTTCCACTCTCAGACCTTGAATCAGTTCATCACCAATACGGAAAGGACGAAGATATTGCCCATTAACATCCTTAGTCAACTGCATTTGTGCATAGTCAAGAGGATGCATGAGCACAAGGTTTGGGCGATAAGCCATATTGGACATTGACACAATCTGTGTATACATACCAACAATAACATCATAAGTGTTGGGCTTATCTACTTTCAGAGTTGTCAAGGAGAATGTAGGTATATCACTCCCAATCCCTTTAATCTGACCACCAGAACCAGTACCAGACAGAATACCTTCTTCTTCTTTCAAACCAATACGATTGATAATCTCAGCCCTAACCTCCGCAACCAACTGAGGCAAATCAGATAATGTTTCTTCGGTTACTTTTGTGCCAAGAGCCACTTTGCCAGCATTGATAGTAACTTCTGACAATGTACCGCTCATCATAGGCTTAAGACCGCCTTCTGGAACCCATTCGGCTTCTTCTTCACCCGGATTGAACTCCGCATAAGTTAATGATCGTGTAGATATTGCTGCCACATTGGCAAATTTACGGATTACAGTCTGAGAACGCGGATCAACAGATAACTGACTATCAATTGTCATGTTATAATGTGGTGCCACACCTGTACTCTTCAAGGGCTCAACATCCTTTTTGCTCATAACAAGTGTAAGGCTTTTCTTGAATCCAGGAGACTGCTTACAAGCTGTTTTCAAGTCCACGGATTTCTCTCCATGTTTGCCTACAGTAATGAAATCCTTCAATTGCTCTTCAATCTGCTGGTCTACAGATTTGAAAACCGTTTCCCCATCTTCATTCTTATGCATTGCACCCTTCATGCGAACAATTATCTCTTTCATCTCACCAAGTTCCTTACGCACTGTTTCCAATTCCTTTTCGGAGTCTATCTTTTGAGTAACCTCATTTAATTTATCCTCAAAAGTTTTTTTGTCGATAGTATCGTTCATGAAATCACCTACAGTAGCGTTTATTGCGTCCTGCAACGCCTGTAATGACTTCACGGAAACCTCATCCATTCCCGACAAATCAATTTTGCTTAAAAAGTCAAATTTCATACTTCTTTAAGTTTTAAAGGTTTTGTAAATATTTTTATTTTTTTATCGGCTCCCTCTTCATCAAGTGGCTTGCCTGCCGGCTTGTATCGAGCGAGTGACATCGCTTTTCTTATTAACGTTTGAACTTCCTCTCTCTTCCTTATTGGAAGTCCTTTACATACATCACTTATTTCAACCGGAAGTGATTCCAACGCACTTTCATATTCTTCTGCCGATTTCAGACCAAGATATTCAGTTTCCCCGTTACATCCCATGGACACTACGGATATCTCATATAGAATGACTTCCTTTACAACAAAACAGTCACGTTCCCTATCATATTCACATTTTTCCCATACATAACTATAACCTATAGAGAACTGGTTCAAAGTTCCACTTTCAAGCTGTTTCAACGCTTGATTCCCTCTTTCCACATCATCAATAGACGCTTCAAAGTAAAGCCCTTTCTCATCTTCTTGCAGAAGCGTAATGCGTCCTATAGGTTCATGCATGTCATGCATCCACAACATGATAATCTTATCATTAGCAGAACTTTCCGGACCTCTCTCCTGTATACTTTTTGAGAAACATCCTTTCAAGAGCATATCACCGGCCTTATCAATGTTATTGAAAATTGCGGCATAACCACTGATAGTTCTGCTGCCAGAATCATATTGTATCTCCTTTGCATAAAAAGATAAGGATTTATACTGTTTTCCCAGCCTGTCCTTGTATTTGCTTGTCTCCATCATTATTTATTTCTATTTTAAATTCCCCTTTTGGGTTATCCGGATCAATATCTGTAAAATTAGACATCTCAGTTCTTGCCTCCTCAAAAGTAATCAGCCGGTTGTTATACAATGAAGCTATAGCATTAGAGGCTGTAGACAAGGCATCCGCCAACTCTTTCATGTCCTTTTGAAGACAAGCGACATGAGTAAAGTCCATTTTGATTATTGCTCTGTCCTTACATATAGCATTAGTCAAAGCCTCTGTTATACATTCACTGTCAGGAATAATAAGATCCTGATATGCCGCTTTCTTTGCCTGAGAAGAGTTATCATAAGTACTTCCTTGTATAATCAGATTGGCGTCAAAACCTATGGTCTGAGCTATCGCCTCCAAACACGCCTTATCTTCCTCATGAAGCTTCAATTGTTCCGTATTTGATCCTAATGTAATCCATCCCAGTTTCTTAGGAGTCACCATGATTTCATACAACTTATGCACTATGCCATATTTCCTTTTAAAATCATTCTGCAATTTTTGGGATTCAGACGGAGTAATGGCGGCATTCCCTACATCAGTCGTATCATTCCCGTACAATATCCCTTTTGGACCTCCATTAACTATAAGATTTCCTCTCCCTATCAGTTGAGCCATATAGTTTCGCGTATGCGAAGATAATGCGTCTACAGGGGAATGGAAGGCAATTTTCCCTCCATTATTGCTTGGAATATCCATTATTGAATCGTATATGACAAAATATTCCTCATCCCCAAGCTCTATATTTACATCTCCCCAACGTATATATACCCTTTTAGCAATTGAAGAAAGTTCTGTCTGAGTAAATGGGTCTTTACCGAATGATTCCATATAAAATAATTCGGGAGGTATTACCATCATGGATTTAGGCAGGTCGGATTTTAAAGCTCTCAATGTATAAATAGGGCAAAATCCGAAACATTTTAAGGATATCTCAACCTGTTTTATAAAGGAACGCCCACTCTGTATTATATTTGGACGATTTAAGAGAGTCACAATATCTTTAAAACTCCTCTTTTCATTCCCGTTCATATCTGTCACGTAATATCTTCCGTTCTGAATCATTCTTCCGCAATGATCTAGAACCATTGCAAACGGCCAACATTCATGCAAGGCTCTTGCTTTCCCCTCAACAGTAGACATATCGTAATCTATATTTCCTTTATTGCCAGGAAACAGGCTCTCTACCCATTTAGGTACATAAATAAAATTACCCCCGTCATCCTTACCATGATAGGTGGCTTCATCATACATATCCTTATTTGACTTCTTTAAAGAAGGTATCTTAAACCAGTGTCTCATATACAACAATAAAGGCAACCGCCGTTATAATACAGCAATTGCCTCCACAGTGATCACGTTCTAAAAGTGGGTATGGTGCAACTTCACACCATGAAGGCAATTGCCTGTTACAAAGGAACAAATTAATTTATTAATTAACAAGTATTTCAAATATTATTTTTGTTTAATATAAATTAAAATAATAAACTTCCAATTTATATACCATAAAAACACCCATATTAAAAAAAGACCAACATTTTTTGTACAACATCCGATATTTTTTTGCCAAAGTTTTGATATATCTTAAAAATATACAAATTTTTTATTATATTTTTT